GTCCAACTGGTATAACTGGTATAACTGGTCCGACTGGTATAACTGGTATCACTGGTATTACTGGTCCAACTGGTATTACCGGAGCTACTGGTATAACTGGTCCAACTGGTATTACTGGTATTACTGGCGCAACTGGTCCTACTGGTGCAACTGGTGCGATTGGTATGACTGGTACAACTGGTATAACCGGTGCTACCGGTCCTACTGGTGCTACCGGTCCTACCGGCGATACCGGCCCAACTGGTGCAACTGGTTACACTGGTAGAACTGGTCCTACTGGTGCAACTGGTGCAACTGGTGCAACTGGTTCAGCCGGTGTTACTGGTACGACTGGTCCCACTGGTGCTATTGGTGCAACTGGTATTACTGGTCCTACAGGTCATACGGGTATTACTGGTGCTACCGGTCCTACTGGTATTACCGGTGCAACTGGTCCTACTGGTATTACTGGTGCAACCGGCGCGACTGGTCCAACGGGTATCACTGGTGCTACTGGGGCCACTGGCCCTACTGGTATAACTGGTGCTACTGGTGCAACTGGCCCAACTGGTGCTACTGGTATTACTGGTCCTACAGGTCATACTGGTATCACTGGTGCCACTGGCCCTACTGGTATTACTGGTGCAACTGGTCCCACTGGTATAACTGGTGCCACTGGTGCAACTGGTCCTACTGGTATTACTGGTGCAACCGGCGCGACTGGCCCCACTGGTATTACTGGTGCTACCGGTGCAACTGGCCCAACTGGTGCAACTGGTATTACTGGTCCTACAGGTCATACAGGTATTACTGGTGCTACCGGTCCTACTGGTATAACTGGTACTACTGGTCCTACTGGCCCTACTGGTATAACGGGTATAACTGGTGCAACTGGTCCGACAGGTGTAATTGGTGCTACTGGTATAACTGGTACGACCGGTCAAACAGGTGCAACTGGCCCAACTGGTCCAACTGGTGCTACCGGCGACACTGGTCCTACGGGTGGTACTGGTATTACTGGTAGAACTGGTCCTACTGGTATCACTGGTGCTACTGGTATAGCCGGTGCAACTGGTGCAACCGGTGCTACTGGACCTACTGGTATTACTGGTGCAACTGGTCCAACTGGTATCACTGGTATTACTGGTATTACTGGTCCTACTGGTATTACTGGTGCAACCGGCGCAACTGGCCCCACTGGTATTACTGGTATTACTGGTGCTACTGGTCCAACTGGTGCAACTGGTATTACTGGTCCTACAGGTCATACTGGTATTACTGGTGCTACTGGTCCTACTGGTATTACTGGTGCAACTGGTCCAACTGGTGCCACCGGCGCCACTGGCGCTACTGGTCCTACTGGTATTACTGGTGCAACTGGTATTACTGGTCCAACTGGTATTACTGGTGCTACTGGCCCAACTGGTATTACTGGTGCAACTGGTATTACTGGCCCAACGGGTATTACTGGTGCCACTGGCGCAACTGGACCCACTGGTATAACTGGTGCTACTGGTCCCACTGGTATCACTGGTATTACTGGTGCAACTGGTCCAACTGGTATCACTGGTGCAACTGGTGCAACTGGTCCAACTGGTACAACTGGTGCTACTGGTACTACTGGTCCCACTGGTATTACTGGTATAACTGGTCCAACAGGTCATACTGGTGCTACTGGTACTACTGGTCCAACTGGTATTACCGGTGCTACTGGTCCAACTGGTATCACTGGCGCTACCGGTGCTACTGGTCCTACTGGTATTACTGGCGCCACTGGTCCAACTGGTCCTAGTGGCGCTACTGGTAGAACTGGTGCTACTGGTCCTACTGGTCTTACCGGCCCTACTGGAGATACTGGTCCTACTGGTGCTACTGGTATTACTGGTATAACTGGTCCAACTGGTATTACTGGTCCAACTGGTAGAACTGGTGCTACCGGTGCAACTGGTCCTACTGGTGCTACCGGCGCAACTGGCGCCACTGGCCCAACGGGTATTACTGGTGCTACTGGTATTACTGGTCCGACTGGTATTACTGGTGCTACTGGCGCTACTGGTCCTACTGGTATAACCGGTGCTACTGGTCCTACTGGTACCACTGGTGTTACTGGTGCTACTGGCCCAACGGGTATTACTGGTGCTACTGGTCCTACTGGTATTACTGGTGCTACCGGTATTACTGGCCCAACGGGTATTACTGGTGCTACTGGACCTACCGGTATAACTGGTGCAACTGGTATTACTGGTCCTACTGGTATAACCGGTGCTACTGGTATTACTGGTCCAACTGGTATTACTGGTGCAACTGGTATTACTGGTCCAACTGGTATTACTGGTGCGACGGGTCCTACTGGTATAACCGGTGCTACTGGTATTACTGGTCCAACGGGTATTACTGGTATAACTGGTGCTACGGGTCCAACTGGTGCTACTGGTGCTACTGGACCAACGGGTATTACTGGTATTACTGGCGCGACTGGACCTACTGGTATTACTGGTGCAACTGGTATTACTGGCCCTACTGGTATTACTGGTGCAACTGGTCCTACTGGTATAACCGGTGCTACTGGTATTACTGGCCCAACTGGTACCACTGGTGCAACTGGTCCTACTGGTATTACTGGTTCTACTGGTATTACAGGTCCTACTGGTGCAACTGGTGCAACTGGTGCAACTGGTCCTACTGGGCTTGGTGCAACTGGTGCAACTGGTATTACTGGTCCGACTGGTAGAACTGGTGCTACTGGTGTAACTGGTATTACTGGTCCGACTGGTGATACTGGTCCAACTGGTGCTACTGGTAGAACTGGTATGACTGGTCCGACTGGTATGACTGGTCCAACTGGATCTACTGGTAGAACTGGTGCTACTGGTCCTACTGGTGCTACTGGCGCAACTGGTGCTACTGGACCTACTGGTGCTACCGGCGCAACTGGCGCCACTGGCCCAACGGGTATTACTGGTGCTACTGGCCCTACTGGTATAACTGGTATCACTGGTGCAACTGGTCCTACTGGTATAACCGGTGCTACTGGCGCCACTGGCCCTACGGGTATTACTGGTGCAACTGGTCCTACTGGTATCACTGGTGCCACTGGTGCTACTGGTCCTACTGGTATTACTGGTGCTACTGGCGCCACTGGCCCAACGGGTATTACTGGTGCTACTGGTCCTACTGGTATTACTGGTGCCACTGGTGCTACTGGTCCTACTGGTATAACCGGTGCTACTGGCGCCACTGGCCCAACGGGTATTACTGGTGCTACTGGCCCTACTGGTGCCACTGGTGCCACTGGTGCCACTGGTCCTACTGGTATTACTGGTACCACCGGCGCTACTGGTCCAACTGGTACTACTGGTGCTACTGGCCCAACTGGTACCACTGGTGCCACTGGTGCCACTGGTCCTACTGGTATTACTGGTGCTACTGGCGCCACTGGCCCTACGGGTATTACTGGTGCTACTGGCCCTACTGGTATCACTGGTGCCACCGGTGCTACTGGTCCAACTGGTATAACAGGTGCAACTGGCGCTACTGGACCTACTGGTGCTACTGGTGCTACTGGACCTACTGGATCTACCGGTGTTACTGGTGCTACCGGTACAGCTGGTGTATCTGGTGCAACTGGTACTACTGGTACAACTGGCCCAACTGGTAGAACTGGTATTACTGGTGCTACTGGTATTACTGGTATTACTGGTCCTACGGGTGATACTGGTCCAACTGGTGCTACTGGTAGAACTGGTATGACTGGTCCGACTGGTATGACTGGTCCTACTGGTAGAACTGGTGCTACTGGTGCAACTGGTGTAACCGGTACAGCGGGTGTTACTGGTGCAACTGGTCCTACTGGTATTACTGGTATCACTGGTGCCACTGGTCCAACTGGTATTACTGGTGCTACTGGTGCCACCGGCGCAACTGGTATTACTGGTGCGACTGGTCCAACTGGTATCACGGGTGCCACTGGTGCAACTGGACCTACTGGTATTACTGGTGCCACCGGCGCAACTGGTATAACTGGTATCACCGGTGCTACTGGTCCTACTGGTATAACCGGTGCAACTGGTATTACTGGACCAACTGGTATTACCGGCGCTACTGGTGCTACTGGAACCACCGGTATAACTGGTGCTACTGGCCCAACTGGTACTACTGGTGCTACCGGTGCAACTGGACCTACTGGTATTACTGGTGCAACTGGTATTACTGGTGCTACTGGTATTACTGGTGCTACTGGTCCTACTGGTATAACCGGTGCAACTGGTATTACTGGTCCTACCGGTATAACCGGTGCAACTGGTGCAACTGGTGCAACTGGTGCTACTGGTGCTACTGGTCCTACTGGTATCACTGGTGCTACCGGTGCAACTGGACCTACTGGTATAACTGGTGCAACTGGTGTAACTGGTCCAACTGGTATTACTGGTGCTACTGGTATAACTGGTGCTACTGGTATAACTGGTGCAACTGGTCCTACAGGTATAACCGGTGCAACTGGTATTACTGGTCCTACTGGTAGAACTGGTATCACTGGTGCTACAGGTGTTACTGGTATTACCGGTCCTACGGGCGACACTGGTCCTACTGGTGCTACTGGTATGACTGGTATAACTGGTCCAACTGGTAGAACTGGTGCAACTGGTAGAACTGGTGCTACTGGTGCTACCGGTACTGCTGGTGTTACTGGTGCTACTGGTGCTACTGGTCCTACTGGTATAACCGGTGCTACTGGTATTACAGGTCCTACTGGTGCAACTGGCGCAACTGGCGCAACTGGCGCAACTGGTATTACTGGTGCAACTGGCCCAACTGGTACTACTGGTGCTACCGGTGCAACTGGTCCTACTGGTATTACTGGTGCTACTGGTATTACTGGACCTACTGGTACTACTGGTGCTACTGGTGCAACTGGTATTACTGGTGCAACTGGTATTACCGGTCCAACTGGTGCAACCGGTGCAACTGGTATTACTGGACCTACTGGTTCTACCGGTATAACTGGTGCTACTGGCGCAACCGGTCATACTGGTCCTACTGGTTTTGGTGCTACTGGTTCTACTGGTATTACTGGACCTACTGGTATTACTGGTGCAACTGGTATTACTGGACCTACTGGCTCTACCGGTATAACTGGTGCTACTGGCGCAACCGGTCATACTGGTCCAACTGGTTTTGGTTCTACTGGTTCTACTGGTATTACTGGACCTACTGGTACTACTGGTATTACTGGTACTACTGGTCCAACTGGTAAAACTGGTATCACAGGTGCTACTGGTGTGACTGGTCCTACAGGTCTTACTGGTGATACTGGACCTACTGGCGCTACTGGTAGAACTGGTTTCACTGGTCCAACTGGTATTACTGGTCCAACTGGTAGAACTGGTGCTACTGGTGCTACTGGACCTACTGGTATCACTGGTGCTACTGGTGCTACTGGCCCTACTGGTATCACTGGTATTACTGGTATTACTGGTCCAACAGGTATCACTGGTGCTACTGGTCCAACTGGTATTACCTACTGGTATCACTGGTATTACTGGTATTACTGGTCCTACCGGCTTTGGTGCAACTGGTGCAACTGGTGTAACTGGTCTGACTGGTAGAACTGGTGCTACTGGTGTGACTGGTCCGACTGGTCCGACTGGCGATACTGGTCCAACTGGTGGTACTGGTAGAACTGGTATAACTGGTCCCACTGGTATAACTGGACCTACTGGTCTTATCGGTGCAACTGGTGTTACTGGTCCTACTGGTATTACTGGTGCAACTGGTGCTACTGGTCCTACTGGTGTTACTGGTGCTACTGGTGCTACTGGCCCAACTGGTATTACTGGTATTACTGGTCCTACCGGTATCACTGGTATAACTGGTCCGACTGGTCCGACTGGTGCTACTGGTATCACTGGTCCGACTGGTCCAACTGGTATTACGGGTATTACTGGTCCGACTGGTATTTTTGGTCCTACTGGTCCTACTGGTATTACTGGTATTACTGGTATTACTGGTCCGGTTGGTCCCTCCAATGCTAAGTCGACTACTAGTGCAACATTTACAAGCAGTGCATCCACTTCTTTTACTGCATCAGCAACGTTTGCACTTGAAGCAAATACGGATTATGCGGTAAGTTGGTTTGTTCGTGCAAGTGCCAGTCTTGTTGATCCTGGTGCAACAACCGCCTATGTTACTGCAGTATCATCGCCAGCGGTTAACTCTCAATTGTTGTTTAATAGTTCAGCACCAATTATTATTAATACTACTAGTGCGATAGTATCAGGTGGTGTTGCTGCAGATCGCTTTAAAACAAGCACAGATTTATCTGTAACGTTTACCCTTACAGGCACAGCAACTGGCGCAACAACATTAGCTAATGGTAGTTTTGTAGTTAACGTCACGAAATTATAATGACGTGGTAGAATAACAACTAAAATCATAATATAAGAAAAATAATAATATAAAAAAAATCATAATATAAGATTTATAAAATTATATTATGGTTTGTTTACGTGATATATAATTATTATACAAGTAATGTATTTTATTGAATACTTTTTTATACGAGTATATATATAATATAGAATGGCGAATGTTTCAAGTTATGTTTTTGATAATATGTCGCGCATAGGCAATGATGGATGTAGCATGGACCAACGAAGCATTCAATCCTTAGAAAGCTGCAATTATAGCCTTCAGAATTACTTTTCCAACGATTGTTCTATGAAAAAGCCGATTGCTTTAGCAACAACCCAGCCTGGCATTAACTACAAGGGCGGATTCAACTCTGGTGCTGGAGGATGCAATATCGACCAAAACTCTCAACTATTAATTGGATCTATTCAAACGCATCCAAAATGCCGTATTGACTTGTTTCAGCGCCCGTTTTCTACCGTGCCTTATTTAGGACGTGGATCTGTAGACCCCATAGTTGAATCAGAAATCCAGCAAGGCGAGATGATTACAAACAAGCGAAGTGTAACTGGTTTGTCTGAAAAAAGTTATATGCAATATAGCAATACCCCTTTGATGAACAACATTAAAGAGAGAATGACGAATCCGGTCTATAGTGTAGAAGGTGTCGCATCTCCAGGATGGATTCGTGGCGGTGTACCATCGCGTGAATTAATGAGAGATACTTGCTCTCCCGACGGCAAACAAATGTAAATTCACCGAAAAGAATTTAAATTTAACAAGATATTTATTATATGTATAATACGCTATTGAAGTGTACATATAATAATGTAAGCTACTTGGACCAAGAAGACCAATACAGAATTGAGTATTTGAATGCGTTTAATTTAGAAGAATTCGACGACAAGCAGATAAACAATGAAGTTGACGCATTGTTTGAACGAGTGAAGCATAGTCCCGAGTTGATTAAGTGTATAAAAAAATCCGCGGCTGGCTTTGGAAACCCCGAATATTTGCATGTTGGGTTAATGGGTCTATTTGCATTTGATTATTTTTATTTAGCACACCAATGCATTTGTGAATTTTTAGAAACTGGAACTATCGCCGAGCAAAATATAAATGCACTATTATCCGTATTATAATAATCTTGTGCTATTATAAATGGCATCAACACGCAATAAGAATACCCCGGGTAATTATTGTTTGCAACAGAGAGAATATGCAGAATCTAGACAATATACCGGTTATAAAAATTCTGCCTATGGCGAAGCATACACTACAAATTGGGCGGGCAATGGATTAAATCCCGGCCAATTACCCTGGAATACCATGTCATACAACGCACCCGATATTGAATCCTTTTTGTTTGGTATCAATTCAACAAATTTAGTAAATCCGCAACCATGTTTCACACCTGAATTGAAAACATTGCAATTGGTTAATGTGTTTGAAAAAGGTCCGACTTACATGCCCAAGCCATTGGTTATTGAGAAGAATCAACGCCCATTCCCAGTGCCTGAATAGGGTGGTTTCAATTTATTAGCGTCTTCTGCGAGTGCCTTTTTTTGTGCGACTACTTCTTTTTCTTTTATTCGTTCTTGTTTTCTTTTTTTTATAAGAACGTCTTTTTCTTTTTCTTAACCCGCCACGTATATCCTTATACTCACTATCACCTTCATCATCGTCAAAAAGACCACTTCTAAACAAATTTGGTGTTAGATTTTCCTGATTTTCGGTATCCATATCTCCATACATCAATCTAGATGGTGCTCTAGAAGGACTATCATATGAGGCAAAAAGATTAATCGGTCGCGCTCGAGCAGCATATGGTGATTCGGTTCTTTGTTTGCTTTTTCGGGATACTTTTAAATCGCGACTAGCCTCGTCTATTCTCCCCCTCTCCAAAATATTCGCAATTTTTCTTGGGTCATTAGTTATACGACCTAGAAGTCTCATACCATCTACACTACAAATCATAAATTCTGGATGAAATTCACCTGTATCGGTTTGCATAGTATTAGTAGCATAACCCTCGTATCCTTCCTCGCACAAGTATTGAGATAATGCAATATCAGAACCAAGTTCGGAGTCTCGTCTTCCCGACATGGTATATCCATAATTTTTCCTTAAAATTTTTTTTATATTTTCTGGTGCTCTAGCGTATAACGTCGCCTTGGTAGCTGGCTGGTCTAAAGCTAATAATTTATATGGACGCGTAGTTTCAAACGCAAATATAATTCCATATTCATTTTCATATGATTCAATATAAGCTGGATCCATATTGTAAACGCCAAAAAAAGAAAGCCGTCCGGGTCTTAAAACTAATGTATCAGAATTTTTAGTCGCTTTAAATAAAGGACATCCTGGCTGAATTATATAGTAGGCCATTCCATCCTCAATGATAGTTAAAATACTACCATTTGTAAATGGGTCCATTGCCATATACAATAAAAACATATTTTATTATTTTGTAAAATATATTTGTTTTTAGTAAGCATAAAATTTAATATTTAATAAGCGCATCAACATAACTCTTGTCATAAACCGACAATTTAGTAGTTCTATCCCATGTGCTATATGTAGTAAGAACTCTATCATCTTCCACAATAAGACCCAAACAATATTCAATGCACTGGTCCTCAAAAGAGAATGGCGCAGAGTGTCTCAAGAAGTTAAGGTCTTTGTCAAACACGGCAAACATATGATAATAATTACGCAATGAATCATACGAAACTAAATGAAGGATAAACCAAATCTCGTCCTTGTAGTTAAATCCACAGGTAGAGCCTCGCACGTGTTCAAATATTTTAGGCATGTTCTTTCTAGACTCAATTAAGTCAATATTATTTGTTACGGGGTTCACCTTGCAAATATCCAGAGGTCCCCACTTGTAAATAATATGGTTCTCACCCTTGTATTTCACATATACCCAATTCTTTTCACACCAACTTTCATTAAAACCGCATTTGATTTCCTTAGAAACAAGACAATTTGAAGTTGTATCATAATCACCCATCAACATGCCAATCTTTCCATCAATATGTTGACTTGTACCCAAATAAATTAGCTTGTCTTCCGTATCGCTTTTAAAAATACGAACATCCTCAATTCCTAAATAATGCTTAGGTTCCAAATTCACGTCGAAAAACTTTTCATGTGTAATTTTAAAATCGCGATCCATTTCTAGGTATTTATTGTTAGTAAAAATGTAGTCTTCGCAATTCATGTAGCCACCATTCACATTGATCCAATAATTAACTGCACGGATATTCATCATGTAGCCACTATTGTCTGCCTTAGGCAATAGAGAAGCCGAAGAAGAATAAAACGGAACATCTTCTTTGTCGCGTATATTGATACGATGTGTAAAGGTAAAATCAACAACCCTTTGAGGCTTCAACACATCTTTATAGAATTTCATGTTAGAAAAAGTATTATGAATGATACCTGAATCCGTGCTGTTATTAAAGATGGCGACAATAGTATCATTAATATTTTTAATACCCAAATAGCACGCGATAATAGAATACTCATACTCAAATTTATAAGTGTATACATCATTTGCCAAGAATAAATAATTATCCTTTTGAATATTTTGTTTTAGCACACCCTTTGCAACATCGTAGAACATTTTAGCAGTTTTGCATTCTCCAATAATACGATAATGTTGCACGATCTTATGAATGTTTTCAAGACGAAGTGGGTTCAGATTGAACGCCTTTAGCCAATAAATAATGGCATCGGGCATTTTTCCCTGGGCTTCATAAATATTACCAATGTTGTAATAACTATACCAAATCTCTTGCTCCCAATCACCAAGAGCAATTCGTTTATGATAATACTCAATCGCCTTCTCAAACTGACCGCTATCCTTGTAGCTATTTGCTAGATAAAAATGGTAGCGCACGTTTCCAGGCTCTTCTTTTAAACCCTCTAACAAAAGTCTGACATCACGCTCAAACTTGTCGCTCTTGGATCCGCCGTCTCCAATATCACGAATAAACAATTCGTCCTTACCAATATTGACATTATGATTGCCTGGAGGCGTAGAGATGAATTCATGGGTGACTCCAGTATATTTATACAACCCATTGTTTCGCACAATTCGCATATTTTGATAATAAAAACTCTCATTACCTTGCAATAAACAAAATGTATCTGCTTCTGCCAATTTACGCTTGTCAAACTTGTTAATTTCAAAAATCATATCTGCGTCTAGTAGGAGCGCATAATCAGACATTCCGCTGCATGCTTGCAATGCAAATGATCTGTTGTATGCAAAATTTTTGAAGGGTTCTGATACAACTTTGCCAGGGATGTTTTTCTGTGAAAAAAAGGTATTGATAATTTGAATAGTGTCATCGGTCGACCCAGTATCACAAATACAATAACAATCAATGATCGCAGAAACAGACTCCATCAATCTGCGAATAATTTTACTCTCATTCTTCACTATCATGTTCAAACAAAGTGTTGGACGTGGTGCATCAATCTCTTCAATTTCTAGGCGCATAGTATATCTAAATGGTAGATATTCTTAAATCAGTTTAAACTAATTTCATTTATGTAAGCCAATTATACACTCTTAAACATAATTACTAAATATTCTAAAATTCTTTTCATAGTATATAATAACATGGCAAACACCCGATTTAATTATGACCCTTGTAGAACTATTAAACACTTACAACAATCTACGGATCCGGGGCGATATATGCTTAACGTGCCTGGCAATGGAGACAAGCCATGTTACATTGAAGACCCTCAAATTATTATTCAAAAGTGGGGTGCAAATTTGCGAACAAATTGTATCAATTTAGAAAGTGAATTGATGGGAATTAATCGTAGATATATTGGAAGAGATTGTTTAGGAAAGGATGAATATACACAATATGTTGTCCCTAGTAAGCCTATTCAATATCCTACATGTAATAATTTATTCACGGAGCAGTCTCGCGCAATTATGCCTGCTTGGACTGCCCGAGATTTAGAACAAGTGGACTGGTATATACTTCCGTTGAATCCTCAAGAGAATACATGTATGCCATTTATAAATAATTTAAGCACACGGATTTTAGAAAAGGATTATTTTCAAAGGTGTACATAATGTATAATAGATGTGAAGGTGTCAGCCTATCTGTATTGTATTATTTTTATAAGGTATTATAAAAATATTAATAGATTTGCAATTTTGAGCGTTTTTACAATTAATAATATATTCTATGATATATATAATAATGGAATTAGCGCTGCCCTTCATTGCATTAAGTGGCTTATATGTTATATCAAATCAAAATAATGAAAAGCCAGACAAAAAAAAAATTACTAAGAAATTGCAACCTGAGAGTTTTACAAATATGGGAATAAGAAGTAATTTGGGTGTTAAAACAGATAATTATATTCCAAATGTGGATATCCCTCCTCAGAATTATCCGGTCACAAACAACAAACAGCTTGCAGATACGATTGGCTTGTATCCTAATCCAAATGCAAGCACTGACAAGTATTTTGACCAAAACTATTATGAGAAACAAGAGAACGCTGGTGTCAAGGTTGGAAATATGCCACAGCAAATATATTCTCTCTCTGGTGATTATTTAGATAGTGCTTCTTTTAAGCACAATAACATGGTACCTTTTAATGGTGGAAAAATCAAGGGCTACACTTATGATATGAATATTGCCGAGACTGTTTTAGATAATATGGCTGGAACAGGAAGCCAGGTAATCAAGAAGATCGAACAAGCCCCCTTGTTCAAGCCCGAGGCAAATATGAACTGGGCTTATGGAGCACCAAATCAGAGCGATTTTTATCAATCACGTGTGAATCCTGGCTCGAGAAATAACAATGTAAAGCCATTTGAGAGTGAAAATGTTGGTCCAGGTTTGAACCACGGCTTTTCTCCAAGTGGTAGCGGTGGTTTTAACTCCGGAATGGAAGCGCGCGACAAGTGGCTTCCCAAAACTGTAGACGAATTAAGAACAACGACCAACCCCAAGCTTGAATACAACTTGAATAATTTAGAAGGTCCGTCTTACGCAACAGTTAAAAATGTAGGCATTATTGGTCGTGTTGAAAAGCACACACCTGATACCTTTTTTGTAAATAGTCAAGACAGATGGCTTACCACAACTGGTTCCGAAAAGGGTGAAATGTTGCGCTCGGAGCAAGAGATGGGAATCATCAGAAGAAACAGCGTCGAAATTGATTATACTGGCCCAGCTAGTGCGGTTGAGGTGGGTGTAGGACGCGCACCTACCGCATATGAGGAGAGCAAAAGACAAAAATCTGGAACGACTCAACCTTCTATTTGCAGCGCGGTTGGTCGCGCACCAGGAATGGATGGCGATAAACGTATCGGATCTTTCAAGAATTATAATAATAATAGAACCACCTCACGACCTGTTGATACTATGCGCTCTGGATTTAGCGCAGCAATTGGTGCAGTTATTGCGCCATTTATGGACGTATTGAGGCCGTCGCGCAAAGAAGAGATTTGTTCGAATATTCGCGTATATGGTGAGGTTGGAAGTACTGTGCCATCCAGTTATGTTAATAACCCGAATGATATTACTCCTACTACTATGAAGGAGACAACCATGTATTCACCGCAATTTAATATTAACAACCAATCAGCTCAACAATATGTTGATACCCATACCCCACTTGAATTCACACAACGTGATTCTACCAACTATTCTACGTATGGTAATGTTGGAAATAATGGCGAAGCAGCGATGGATTATTCTGCTGCATACAGACAACACAACAATGATATCAAGTCGCAGACCATTGGTAACCGGGCAAATATGGGTGGAACCCAGATGTTTAATCAGACAATGAACGTGTCTTTGCCTAGACAAGATACGAATTGCATGGATAATCGCCCCTTTGCCCCCAATTCCATTGTACCCTTACCTCCAGCAAAAGAGAATTACGGCCACATTGGAACTCCGCAACAATTAAATACGGGGATTGAGATGCAACGAAACACTCCTGATATTTTGAACGCTTTCCGCGCAAACCCATATACTCATAGTCTAACAACCTCTGTATAAATACAACCAAGAGAGAAGTTTGACACACATTCGCAATATATTTGTAATAACCATTTTACAAATATACGTTGTTATATTATATTAAATATACATGATGATACTAGTATACCATGAATTCGGTGTTGAATATACATAGTGAGATAAAAACTAAACTATTATATTTTCATTCCATGCACAAAATACCCAATATTATATTTCACGGCCCATCTGGTAGCGGAAAACGAACCATAGTGCATGAGTTTATCAATACTATTTATGAAAACGACAACGAACGTATCAAATCATTTGTAAGATATGTAAATTGCGCGCATGGCAAGGGTATAAAATTTATTCGCGAAGAGTTGAAGTTTTTCGCAAAGACGCATATTCAATCCAACGGGGGAGACATTTTTAAAAGCATCGTTTTATTAAATGCAGATAAATTGACAATGGACGCACAATCCGCCTTACGAAGATGCATTGAGTTGTTTAATCACACAACGCGGTTTTTTATTATAGTTGAAGATAAATACAAGTTGTTAAAACCCATCTTATCAAGATTCTGCGAAATATATGTATACGAGCCTGAGTACAACGACCGAATGATAAATTTATATCAATATAATTTGAACGAGACGTTTAATTTAAAAACATATAAAACACGACGGGTTGATTGGCTTAAAAAGGAGATGATAAAGCCAATCAAGAGTGAGGATGATGTTATTCAGCTGACTCTTAAATTATATGAAAAAGGGTATAGTGGTTTAGATATACTTGCTCTTTTGGAAGCCAATTATTTTACGCATATTGAACAAGTAAAATTATATGAGTTTCTCATGGTCTTTAACAAGGTAAGAAGAGATATCAAAAATGAAAAAAACTTGATATATTTTATGTTGCATTTTATATTTTTGGATGCAGAAGCTTCTTTAGACAATATTTCATTCATGTAACAATTATTGAATTTGGGGTTTTGGAGGTGTGAATTTATTTTAATGAGTTAAAATTTCTTTTAAAATAAATTATTAAACTACATATACCATGGATGATTTCAACGTAAGTGCTTTACATGAATCTAAAAACGAGTGGGGCGCCAGATTATTAACTATATTAACCCCACTAATAGTGGAAGGATTTAAATCCATCTTTGAGGAATCTCTCAACTTGTGTAGAGCAAACAATGAGCTGGATAAATATTTAATGACGTTTCAGAATTTCATCAGTCGTATTCCAAAATGGAATCCCGCAATTATTGAAAATGAGAAAAAGCGCATTTGTGATAAAAGCGGTTGCACTTATTTAGACGACTTGGTTACTTGTGTTCATATCATACAATTAAAGCTTTTGACAGCCGTACGCGCAGGTACGAAGCAGAAGAAGGTTGACATACAAATTCCGAAATTTGAAGACTTTATTCATAAAGTTTATATACATGTTGCTAGAAAGATTTACAAGAATGTGTATTTATTTGAGGCGAATCTCCCTCCACTTCAAACACAAAAGAATCACAGAGAATTGGAAGTAATCATACAAGAATGTATTTTGAACGCTGTTAGAGAAAGCATTCCTATTGACATGATTTTGCGTGCATATTTGGATGAAACTACGGAAGATGATGTAATTGAAGAAATCAAAGAAACGCCCATGCCGGATGAGAATTTGGCTGAAAGTATTAGCTCTGCTCCTATAATGCAACAACCCTCACCCACAGCTACGTCAATGGAATCGGCTGCGTCAATGTCGTCCAAATTAAGTTTTAATAATGTGGACATGGCGATTGATACAAATAACAAGGAAGAACAAATAAGTGCTCCAAAGGATATCGCCCGACTAGAAGAACTCAGTAGCATACGCAACGAACAGCGAAAGCTTGAGACTGACGACGACGATGACTCTGATAGTTCAGGCGGTAAAATACAAATATTTAACGAAAATGTAAGTTTGGGTCAGTTGGACGTCCATGATATTGAACCACAACGTCTTGAAATTATTCCTGATTTGTTAATTGATGATATTGAAGTTTTAGGTTAAATATGCGTAAAATTGTTATGAAACATTGTCCATGTAAAATATACATGGACAATATATATATTATCTCGGGTATTATAGCATTTGTATTTTTTTTAGGAAAGTTTGTTGAGATGCGATTTATAGAGAGAGAGAGCAAGCCTCTAAAAATGATCGTAAAAGACACGTTATTGGTATATGTTTGCACCATAATTGCTTTTATCATATTAGAACAATTAAAGCCTATCATACAAGAATCGACTGGAGGTGCTCCGATTACTCAAATTGCATTCACAGACAATCCAACATTTTAAGCATATCTATCGACCAGTCCAAACTTTAACCAATGGTTTACGTATGCGTTTGTATTGAGCGCAATACATTTCAAAAGAATATCCCCATGATTGATTCTCAAAAATAGTACCCAAGAGAGACGGGTGTTTATATAACTTTGGGGCTTCTGCGTGAAATATAACACCCATTACACGCTCCAAAGAACACCTGTCGGCGCGAGTTAAAACACCTTTTAATAAATTGAAAAGACTATATTTTTTTTGAATCATAGAGAGAAAATCATAATTAATGTAGCTTTGAACTCCAAAACATCCATGCCAAATATCAGCTGGTTTATACGTTAACATGTTTATCGTCTCCGGCGAGACCTTGAATTGAATGGCCTCTGAGTTATCAAGATACTTGGCTAGTCGTAAACAATTTTCCATATTTTCATTCATATCAAAATGCCACATAGGAAGAACTTTCACCTTGTTTAATTTTTCAAAATGAATTCGTTTGTGGAAAAACACGCTGTCGTGCAAAATAACAGCATTATCAAAGTATTTATTTTTGTAGAAATAGTAGTATGGCAACAATTCTCCTCTGCCGGGATATTCAGATTTCACTATTTGAATATTTTTGTACTCGTATTCTGCTTTTACAAATGCTTGATTGCTATTGTCGTCAATAATGACTATTTTTCTAAATGGATAAAATCGTCGTATACTTCTTACCGCATGATTCCAATATTTATTGGTTTTTTCGGAATTAACGTGTCTAGTAATAATAAATCCATACGACGACATGAAAGAATCTTATAATTATACAAGATAAATAATTTTTGGCTAGGCACAATAAAGTATAATAAAATTTTTACAAATATTTTTATTATACGTCAGCAATTATTATTATTATTTGTACCTATGACGATTTGTACCTATGACGATTTATACATATGACGGATAATCATCAATATTAATGACCTTTTCATTTCCGGGAATTTGTTTCTTGGGAAATATAAATGCATTAAACTCCTTGCGCTCCAATTGGGCCTGAGGCGTATGTTTATGCACGCATCGCGCGATCATTTTATATAACTTGAAATCGGGATATCTATCCGCCCCATTATTCTTGTACAAGACGTTCAATCCATTATCATCCAAGCACCATTCAACGATGATTCTGGTTATAGTATCACACTTACTTAAATCCTTGATACTATCCATGTCATCCACTAAATAATCAAACATAGAACAAGCTAATCTGCATAAATCAAAACTATAATTTGGCTCCAATCGCGGTTTTTTCTCATTGTAATAGGGCTCAATATTGTATTGGGTTGCCGCATCACCACCAAAACTAAAGCTATCGCTACATAAAAGTTTTCCATCGTATTTATAAATACCTCGCCCAAAATCAATGATTTTGAATATTTTACCAAATGTCGGGACACGATAATACTTGTTCTTGAAACAATAATATATGTATTTCTTATCCGTAGGCACATACATTACATTATTCGTATGTAAATCATTGTGCGTAAAGGCGAATACCTTTTGATAAGTAATTAACGTCATGATAATTTGCATCAGTGCGGACATCCAATGAATCTCATCCATATCGGTTTTCAACATGAGATTATCCAGCGTATCTTGGCATTGTTCCATGCAAATAACTTGCACTGGATATTTTGGAAAGGTAACATATATACATTCATCCTCGCTGATATCATCCTCATCATCATCGTCGCTATTTTCGTCGGTCCATTCTTCTGTAGAGTTCTCATCACCACAACTATCCGAGTCTCTAGTATGACTTGTTCTAGAAGAACATGATGAGCTCTCGGACCCACCAGACTCAGAATTATGAGAACTCAGTGTATTAAGGGCAAATGTTTCCATGCTGAGTTCTTTCAAATTATCAGTTGTTAATGCCAATACACTATCATCTGGTTGAGAAGTATCAAATACTTCATTAAATAGTATATCTTCTATGGGATCAATTGAAAAATTACAATCCTGTCCGGTTGCATCAATTTTAATAGCAGGGAGATTCTTCTTACTTGTGTCATCGTCAAACAAAGCGCTATAATCTTCAATCTGAAATAACTGGTTTTTATTCTTGTTGAAAAAATCCGACTTGATCAAATAATCCAAGTCATCAAACACATTTAGTTTAAAGTTCTTCTTAATGGACAAGAATGAACCATAAAACTCTATACCATGTATGAATCCATGCTTAGAGAGCAATTGACTTGTTAGATGAGAAAACAAGCTGTCAACATAGGCCGAATTATTCACATCTAATAGTTTTGAATTGACAGAAGAAGATGTAGAATTTATGGAAGGCAAATTCATTAATGAACTATCTGTTACATCATATTTACCTATCAAATACCTTATTGGGTCTAATAAAGGAGCCATCTTACAAAACACATTTTTGGGTTTTATTTTCAGCTGGTCGTCGGCGGAATTCTTCAGCGAACACTTGTATAAATTTTGATTTCCCTCAATATTGTTAATAACATTGGTAATATACAAGGTATGATTTAAATTGACACTATTAAAATTGGTTTCATTTAACGTCATTAATTTAGTATAAATTGGAATATAGTTTTGAGTCTGGTCTAAATCGAATCTTTCTAAAGATTTGAATAATTCAGTGTTTTTACGCTTCTTGTAGTTAACTATATCGTTCATATACTTCGCATTTAGAAAATGTGGAAGGGATTCAACGCAAATAGAATGTAATGCCAGACATATATTTATTGCATCATTGATTGCGTATAATCCCCTCCACTTTTTCTAAAATGAATTATATATACAGAAGATATGACATTAGAATTAAAAAGATTTGACATGAAAAGTATAAGTTTTAAGCCAAATGAAAGCAAGGGACCTGTAGTCGTGCTTATTGGTCGTCGTGATACGGGTAAGAGTTTCTTAGTTCGTGACTTGCTATTTTATCACCAAGACATACCTATCGGCACAGTAATTTCAGGGACAGAAGAAGGCAACGGGTTTTATGGTAAACTTGTGCCAAAACTATTTATTCATAATGAATACAATACTGCAATCGTTGAGAATATCCTAAAGCGTCAGCGATCTGTTCTAAAACAAATCAAAAAGGAGGTTGAAACATTTAAGCGTAGCACAATAGACCCGCGCACATTTGTCATTTTGGATGATTGTTTATATGATAATACCTGGTCTCGAGACAAGATGATGCGCCTGTTATTTATGAATGGGCGTCATTGGAAAGTCATGTTAATAATTACTATGCAATATCCGTTGGGTATTCCGCCTGCACTTCGTACAAATATTGATTATGTGTTTATTCTGCGTGAGCCATATATTGCAAATCGCAAGCGTATTTTTGAAAATTATGCGGGTATGTTTCCCACATTTGAATCGTTTTGTCAGGTTATGGACCAATGCACTGAAAATTACGAATGTTTAGTAATCAACAACAATGCAAAATCAAATAAACTACAAGAACAGGTTTTTTGGTACAAGGCAGATTCGCATAATGATTTTAAATTGGGGTCAAAAGAGTTTTGGGAACTTTCAAAAGATATGCACTCTGATGATGAAGAGGAAAAGTATGATCCAGGCAATAGTAAGAAAAAGGGTGCAGGTCCAAAAATAAGCGTGAAAAAAACAAAATGGTAAAGATGTTTTTGGCTGAATACCTTTATTTTCTGTTAATATAGAAAATGAATAAATATATTGTTGAATTTCTTGGAACTTTTTTGCTTTCAGTTGTAGTTTTTTCCACTAGCAATTATTTAGCACATGGTGCAGCACTTGCAATTGCCGTTTTTTTAGGTGGATCTATATCTGGTGGGATATTCAATCCTGCCATTGCTACTAGCATGATGGTAGCCAATAAAATAACACAAATGGATTATATATTATATCTGATAGTAGAAGTACTTGGGGCTTTAGCAGGATTTGTCTTGGTAAAAAAGATATGGTAAATTAGTTAAAATCGTATATTTTAAGTAATTTAATTTATAAATATGGGCGACGACTTGCATGACGGACTTGTTGACAACAAACTTGCAGAAAAGACCATTTTATTTTCAGTGGGCCATAGATGTACTTCTGCTTCTCTCATCAAGGAGATGAGACATAAATTTGAAACCTATCCATTTGACTGGGTTGTATCAAAATTGGACGTATTGGTTCATTGCATCGAGACGGACTTTGTAGAATATTTGCGTGTAGAGAATTATGAAGAGAAACAAAGCGAAACATTTAATTTATGCGATGATGTTAAGACCCATGTATGCAATGAAAACGTTGTTTATAACAAATATTACGAAAATGAGTATATCTCCGAGAGCCCAGAAAATAAAATTGGAACATATGGCATGAAACTTGCCATGTCCCATCATGATATCCGACAGGAAAAGGATTATCAATATTTTCAACGATGCGTTGAACGATTCAAAAAGATACTTTCATTGCCTCAACAAAAGTTTTATTTGTACGTGCATCCGATTATGGGTATGGCCGAATATGAATTAAATGTGGGATACGGGGGTGTACTTACATATTTCAACGCCTTTTCTGATTATTTAAAAACAAGAACAAATAATGCATATGGAATATTTTTTGTGGTAGTCAAGAATGAAGAGAAAAAGGGTGAGGTAGACGTCTTGTTTGAAACCGATGATATTATTGTGCAGACATTATTTACTAACCAAAACTTGATTGATGGTGGAGGTGTGTATAGTGGCGACTTTTACACAGAGCAATACAAGATGTTGACTACGATTGAGGCTATTGTTGCAAAGAGAAAAGAAGCATTCAAAAATAAACCTGCACCCTCAAAGGAATTGGAAATATCTTAAACAAATCTACCTTCTGCGATTCTTTCTAGTTCTATTTTTCCTACGTATCCTGCGTAGTTTGGTTTGACGAGTTTTGTATTTTCTTCCACCGGATTTTTTACTAGGCGCAATCCATCCATCCGTAAGACCCCATGCTGTTGCGGGGTCTACCCTGTTATTGAATACTTCTTGTAGTGCTCGTTGTTCAAACTTGGGCACTATGCGGTCTTGTGCTGTTTGAAAAAATCTATAATAATATTTATGTGTTGGATTAGTATCGGACGTGATACTTATACCCAGCCCTGACCTAAAAGTATCGGTGCCGGGAGCTACTATGGTAAACTCCATAAAAGTATCCCCACTGCCAAAATGTTTATTAAACCTAACTAAACTTTGGTCCATAAGTTGATGTTGCGCACCAGGGTTGGGTCTCACATATTGTTCCATTCTGTATACTTTTCCTTTTTTTAGTTGGTCTGTTCTTAATTCACCTTCTCGTATTTGTCCCACCGCAGCCATTATATATATAAA